ACTGCCGAGCCAATCAAGGAGGGCAGAGAGTTTATTCTATCCGATGAGACTGTAGATCGCATGGGCGATATTATCAGTTCAGGTGGTTGGGACCTTGTCCACTTCCAGAAGAACCCCGTTGCTCTCTTCAACCACCGTTCGGATTTTCCTATAGGAAAATGGGCGAACTTGCGTGCCGAGGGCAGCGCATTGCGCGGCCATCTTGAATTGGCGCCGGAAGGCACGTCGCCGCGCATCGATGAGATTAGGAAGCTGGTAGAGGCTGGCATCTTGCGCGCGGTCTCTGTCGGCTTCCGGCCGATCGAGCATGAGCCGATCGACAAAAACAATCCGTTTACCGGCATGCGGTTTCTGAAGCAGGAACTTGTCGAGACAAGTCTCGTGAGCGTTCCGGCAAATCCGAATGCTTTGAGCACGGCCAAAAGTCTGAAGATTTCCCCCGCAACGATAGATCTGGTGTTTGCCGAGCCCGGCAAGAAAGACACGAAGATCGAGCGGCGCGGGCTTCCCGGCGAGTTCGCCATCTCCCAACGTAAACATGGAAAGGGCGAGCAGATGTCTTCGCCTCTATCACAACGCATTACGGAATCGGAGGGCCGTCTGAATGGTCTTCGCGATGAGTTGATCGAGCATCTGAAAAACATCGATGACACGAATGTCAGCGATGCAGATCTCGATAAGACCAACACGCTGAACGACCGGATCACGCAGGAGGAAAAGACCCGCACGGTCTTGCTTGCCTCCGAGCGCAACATCGCCCCGACCGGGACGGAAAGCGCGGCGCGATCGACCACGGTTGTGCGCAGCGCGGGCCGGCCATTCACCCTTCCGGTGAAAAAGACCGACTCGCTCGACTACGTGATCCGGGCTGGCGTGGTGCAAGCCTTCGCGCATCATGAGAGAATAAGCCTGGAGCAAGCACGGCAGGCGATCGCGCGAAACTTCCCGTACTACGATGATGAGGCGACGAAAACCTTCATCGACTACGTGGCCAAGGCGGCCACCGCTCCGGCGATAACAACGGTCGTCGGTTGGGCCGCTGAATTGGTCCAGACGATTTACGCCGATTTCCAAGAATTGTTGATGCCGAAATCGGTGTTTCCCAGGTTGTCCAACTTGGGGCTTTCGTTGCAGTTCGGCCGCGCTGGGAAGGTATCGATCCCGACGCGTTCGCGCACACCAACAGTAGCCGGTTCGTTTGTTGGTGAGGGTCAACCGATCCCTGTTAGGCAGGCGGCGTTCACCGCGCAGATCCTAACACCTAAAAAAATGGCGGTCATAACTTCTTGGACCAGGGAGATGAATGATCAGAGCGTTCCAGCAATCGAAGGTCTGCTGCGCAACGCAATTCAAGAAGATACCGCGGTAGCACTCGACAGCGTGTTGTTAGATGCCAATCCGGCAACGGTAGTGCGTCCGCCCGGCATCTTGAACAACGTGGTACCGCTCACGCCAACTGCCGGCGGTGGGTTCGCTGCATTGGTGGGCGATATCAAACAACTCACCGGTGCGCTGTTGACGGCAACGCAAGGCCACATCAGGTCGATGACTTGGCTCATGAATCCGCAGCAAGTATTGTCCATCGGACTGACTGCGGCGCCGGGCGTTGGTGCGTTCCCGTTCAAGGATGAAATTTCACAGGGCCGATTGATGAGTTATCCCGTCATCGATTCGGCCACGGTCCCGATGGGAACGGTCATCGTGTTGGACGCTGCCGACTTCGTTACGGTCGGAGGCGAGGCACCACGGTTTGAAATTTCTGATCAGGCCACCCTTCACTACGATGACACCACGCCATTGCAGATCAGCACCGTTGGCTCGCCCAATGTTGTTGCTGCTCCGGTGCGATCGCTATGGCAGACAGACAGCCTCGCACTTCGGCTTATCTTACAGATGAACTGGGCCTTGAGGCGACCAACAGTTGCGACCGTCTCCGGCGTTACGTGGTAAGATCGCAACAACAACGCGTTGTTTACGATCTGAACAACGAGAAAGGAAAACGACATGACCGACGAACAGAAAGATGCCGCGAAGAAAGTTATCGCGGAAAACAAGGAGCGTCGCGAGGAATCGCAGAAGCAAGCCGCCGAGCTTGAAAAGTCCAAGCCTACGCCGACGCAGGAAGAAAACGATCTTGCTGCGCTCGGTGTTTACGTCGGTGAGAAAGAGGATGATGGCAGCGGGCCGGACCCCAACGTCGCCGACGTCAAGCACGATACCAAGACCCGGCAGTCGGAGGCGCACAGGCCCTCCGGCGGCGGGTATCAGACACGGCAGACGCAGCCGCAGCCGGCGCACAGGCCGACGCAGCCCACGCGCACCGGCGAGTAGAGAGAGAGTTGGCGGCGGCGGGAATGAGCCAACGACGTGGATCATCCCGCCAATGCCTATCTGAAGGTAACATCACGTGACCGTCGGCACTGCGCTATCCCGCGCATGGAAGGCCATATTCAAGGCCGACGAGGGCGCGTTCCGCCCGCCGCCGTATTATTTGCCGGTCACCGGAGGCTGGATACCGACCGACGCTGGCACAGCCACGAATTGGTGGCAGCTAGGCTATTCCGTTCAAGGCGGATCGACTCGGTCTGCCCTGGTCGAGGCTTGTATCAGCGCATACAGCCAGACGATTGCCATGTGCCCAGGCTCGCATTGGCGGGCCAATGAAAAAGGCGGGCGCACGCGCGTAAAGAATTCGGCATTGTCGCGATTGCTGCAACGGCCGAACAGCTACCAATCAATGAGCGACTTTTTGCTTAATGCGGTGCGCAGCCTTTATTGGGATGGCAACGCATATGCGCTGGCAGTGCGCAACGATCGCTTCGAGATTACCGACTTGCATCTCATGCATCCGCGCATGAGCTTCCCCCAGGTCGTTCCTCCTGACGGTGAAATTTTCTACACCTTGGGCGGCAATGAAGTCGTCGCCAACCAGACCAATGAGCCGGTGCTTGTCGTGCCGCAGCGCGACGTGCTGCATATCAGGTTGCATAACGATCGCTATCCGCGTCCGCTGATCGGCGAAACGCCGCTGGTATCGGCGCTGGGCGACATCTTGGTAGGCGATGCGATCAGCGCTCAGCAGTTGAATTTCTATTTGAACCAAGCGCGGCCATCGGCAGTGCTATCGACCGATCTGCAACTTGACAAGGATCAGGTGCAGGCCTTGCGCGATCGCTGGAACGAGCAATCGAAAGGACTCAATCAGGGAAATACCCCGATCCTGACTTCCGGTTTGAAGGTCATGCCGTGGAGCTACCACGCCAGGGACACGATGGTAGCGGAGGTGATGAAATACAGCGAGCAGCATATCGCGCTCGCGTTCCGCATGCCGCTGCAACTGTTAGGGCTCGGCGGTCAGGCATTTGGATCAACGGAAGCCTTGATGAGTTTCTGGATCGCGACCGGGCTAGGGTTCGCGATCAATCACGTAGAGGAATCATTTGGTTTGCTCTTCGCTCTTAAGGGCCAACCGGACGAGTACGTGGAGTTTGACACCGCGGCGTTGCTGCGATCGGCACAAAAAGATCGCATCGAAGCGCTGGCACGCGGTGTGCAGGGCGGAATTTTCTCACCTAATGAAGCGAGAAACCAAGAGGGTCTGGACAACGTAAAATTTGGTGATGAGCCGCGTGTTCAACAACAAGTGGTTCCATTGTCGGCAGCGAGTCAAATCACCGAAGCCCCCAAGCCGGGCGTGCATCCGCCCGGACCGCCAGCGCCGCCAGCACCGGGCGCTGCACCGCCGGCACCGGCAAAGCAGGACTATTCCGTAGATGTTAAACGAGAAGCACAACGGCTCATTACTTCCGCCGCCCGAGCACGCCGACGTCTTGGCTGACGTCTGGCGCGAGACGCTGGCCGAAGTCCTCGCTCATGAGCAAAAAAATTGGGAACGCGGGCTCGCCCTGATCGAGGCGAAGGCCGGCCGGACGATTGCCGAGTTGCGCGCCGAAGTCACCGGGCTGCGCAGCATGGTGATGGACCTCTGCAACAAGCAATTGGGCGAGATCGAAACGGCCGCCGCCGCGCGCTTGGCGACGGTGCGCGATGGAAAGGACGGCGCCCCAGGAGCCCCAGGAGAAAAGGGCGAAAAGGGACCGCCGGGTATTTACGTTGAAGGCCGGCCGGGGCCGAAAGGCGATCCGGGACCGATCGGCCCAGTGGGCGAGCGCGGGACCGATGGTGTCGCCGGCCTAACGATTGAAGGACCGCCCGGCCTGAAGGGCGATCCGGGCGAGCCCGGGGCGAAGGGAATCGACGGCGCGCCCGGCCAGGAAGGTCCGGAGGGACCGGAGGGGCCAAAGGGTAATCCGGGCGAGCAAGGGACCGCCGGCTTGATAGGTCCACAAGGTTTGCGTGGTCTTGTCGGGGAGCGCGGCGAAAATGGCGCGCCCGGCCCGCAGGGAGCCCCAGGGGAGCGGGGCGAGCGCGGGGCCGATCGCCAGATAGGGGAGCGCGGCGAAAACGGCCCAGTGGGGCTCCAGGTGGCGGCAGGCCCGGCAGGGCCTATGGGGGCGCCAGGAGAGCGCGGCGAAGCTGGACTCAAGGGCGAGAGAGGCGAAGCGGGAGAGCCGGGCGAAAGCGGTCCGGTCGGGCTCGCAGGAATTTCCGGTGCTCGCGGCGAACGCGGCGAAGCTGGACTCAAGGGCGAGAAAGGCGACGCCGGTGATCCGGGCGAAACGATCATCGGGCCAGCCGGCCCGGTCGGACCGGTTGGGCCTGTCGGACCGATCGGGCCTGTCGGCGAGCGCGGCGAGCGCGGAGTCGACGGCGCGCCAGCCATGCTGCCGATCGTCCAGCGCTGGAAACCCGAGACCGTGTTTTATGCGGCCCAGGTCGTGACCCACGTTGGCGCGACGTATCAGGCCACGCGGGACACGGGGCAGGAGCCCCCGCACAAGGATTGGATCTGTCTCGCGGTCGCCGGCCGCGATGGCAGCGTCCCAAACCCGCGGGGCACGTGGAAGCCCGACGGGATATATGCGGCGCTCGATATCGTCGCGCGCAACGGCGGCTCATACATCGCGCGCAAGGATGCGCCCGGTGCCTGCCCCGGCGACGAATGGCAATGCCTCACGCTGCCCGGAAAGAAGGGCGGTGATGGCCGCGATGGCCCGGCCGGCCCGAGAGGCGAGAGAGGCGAGCGCGGCGAGACAGGAGCCCGCGGCGCAGCGCCAACGATCGCAAGCTGGGAACTGGACCGCAAGGGCTTTGCGGCGACGCCGATCATGTCCGATGGCTCGCATGGCCCGGCGCTAGGATTGCGCGATCTGTTCGAGCAGTTCCAGATTGAAATTGGCTGAAGCCATGGCCGACGTGACAATCAAAATCCTCGTGGAGGCGACCAACATCGATCTGATATCGCTGGATGAATGCAAGCTGGCGATGGGGATCCCGAGCACCGATACAAGTTCTGACGCGCAAATTGCACAGTTAATAACTCAGAACAGCGCGATCATCATGACGATGTGCAATCGCGTATTCGCGCGTGAGACGCTGAACGAGTCATGGCGCGAGATTGGCGGCACGCGGCTGTTTCTCACCCATTGGCCTGTGGCCGAAGCGGATCTGGTAAGCGTGAGCATGAACGGCGGCGCGCTGGATCCGAGCACTTACGAGCTGGAAGAACGGTCCGGCAAAATATCGCTCTTCACGCCGGTCACCGAGCCGGTGGTCGTGAACTACACCGGCGGATATCTCTTGCCGGACGATGCGCCCGAGGCGCTGCAACAAGCCACCATTGTCCTCGTGCGCGCCGGCCGCACCGAAGCCGCCGTGGCGTCGGTATCGGGCATCCGCTCGATATCCCACAAGGACGCCCGCGTGATGTTCTTCGATGCGAACCGTGTCACCAGCAGCCAGCAAGCGGCCCAGACCATGACGCCGGCAATGAAAACCGTGGAAGCTTTGCTCTACCACTACATGAGGTTCTGGGTCTGATCGGCTTACGCATCTTTCTGGTCATCGCCTTGCTGACTGGTTTCATCTTGGTTGCAATATCAGTGCGATCGGATGCGTTGACCACGATGCCGACCGGCTCGATCTACATGTTTGTGATCGGGCTCGGCATCATTCTAACGACGCTGGTGATCAGCGTGATATTGGTCGTCATGAGCGATTGAATGCAGCCGGCGATCGACATCCTCCACCTGAACCAAGGTGTCGAATATTTCTACCGCAACGATTTTGCTACCGCGCTAGTGGAGTTCGATCAGTCTTTGGCGTTGCGCGAGAGCGAGTGCGCGCGTTGGAACCGGGCGCAAATGCTGCTGGCGCTCGGACGCTATCCGGAGGGCTTCGCCGACTACGCCGTACGTCCGACCGCGCTCGGCGGGTTGCCGCGCTGGCATGGCGAAGATGACAAGCCGGTGCTGCTGCAACACGAATGCGGTTTCGGCGACACGGTGATGCTGTTGCGTTATCTGCGGATGGCGAAGGCACGAACGCCGGCGGTAATGCTGTTCATGCCGCCGCCGCTGGCGCGCCTCGCGGCAGCGCTGGCACCCGTCGTCGAGGACATTCCGCGCGATTGCTATGCGTGCCCGTTCTTCGATCTGATGAGCATTCTGGAGCAGACCACGACAAGCATCCCACCGCCCCCGTATCTTTGGCCAGATGCCAAGTTGCGCAAGGCGTGGGCAAGCAAGATCGGCAATGGATATCGCCGCCATCGCATCGGGATATGCTGGTCGACCACGTCCGCAACCCCATATCGCTCGATGGAGCTTGCGCAATTTATCGAGTTGCTACGGGATGTGCGCGAGGGCGATCTGTACAGCTTGCAAGCGCACGATGACGACGAAGCGCGCGCCAACGATGTGCATGTTCTGGACTTTGCCGACTTCGCCGATGTGGCGGCGATAGCATCGTTGATGGACGAGATCGTATCGATAGACACTGCCGCGCTTCACGTGGCCGGGGCGATCGGCCATCCCAATGTGCACGCCATCTTGCCGTATCCGATGTGCTGGCGCTGGCTCAACGGAAACCCGCGCCTTC